CATCATTAAGAATTCTAATTTTACTGAATCTTGGTCTTTCATAATTTTTAATTAATTGTTTTTGTAATTTCTTTTTTCTTTTCTTGTTAGTTTCATAAAGGGTCTAACAAAATTAACCCACGCATCATCAACTTTCGGTAGATATTTGAAAAACCCATCCTCCATCATCATCTTTATAAGATTCCTATAACCCCTCCCATCAGGGTCCAAAGTTTCCTTATAATATAATTCAACAATCTCCTTTCCTTCATCAGTTATTAGAGGATTTGATAAATCAACTATTTTTTGATTAACCTCAAAAAATTCATCCCCATATACTCCGGTTCTTGTTTTCCCTGATAATAGATTCTGTAAAGTCTTATTACTTTTATTCTCTTTTAGTAGGATTTCAGCCTTTTCTAAAATATCGGAAACAGAAACGGTTTTTTCAAGTAGCTCAGGAAAAAACTTAATTAAAGTTTTCTCACCTAAGCCTGATATACCATCAATATTGTCCGATTTATCACCGGATAAAATCTTATAGGTACGAACATTTTGATGTGGAAAATAATAATATTCCAACATCACTTTGTCTCCGTTTCTGAATGTTTGTTTTGTTTTTGGATAATATACCGACACTTTATCCGAGATAAGTTGGATAAGGTCTTTATCCCCCGAGAATATGGTAATAGTTTCGTCTGTAGCTATTTTACAATACCACGATATAAGGTCATCCGCCTCGTTTTTTTCGACGTTTATTTGTCTTATATAACACTCTTCCAAATACTCCTTAATTCTCTCTTTTTGTTCTTCAAAAGATTGGTCTCTAAAGTCATCGGTTATACGTCGCTTTTCTTTATATTGGGGATATAATGTTTTTCGGGTAAGGGAATTATCATCACCATCCCACATAACAACAACCTTATCGTAATTTTCTTCGTCTATAAGTCGGCGAAGGGTATTCACAAAGTGCCAAACAGCTCCTATGTGTTTTGTTCCGTTAAAAAAATCTTTAACCCCGTGAAACCCAATCTTTGTTAGGTTATTCCCATCCACTAATAGTGTTTTAGTCACTCGTTTTGTTTGTATTCGTTACTATAATATTTTGTTACTCTTTTTCTTCTTTCAAATCAAAATCACCATCAGTTCCTATAATTTCTCTCCAATAGTCGGCGTATTCTTTTTTATATTTTTCAATATTTGATTTTTCTTCCGTAGAATCTTTACCCGCTAAAAATCCGTGTGGGGTTACAATAATCTTACCATCTTCATAACCCAATCCGTTAATGTGATTTTTTAAGACCGAAACTTTACTTCTAATCGCAAATTTGATACTTCTTTTATCTTTGGTAGCGGTTATCTTATTTGTTCCCGCACCTTTTTGATTACCAAATAAAAATACTAATGAAGAATTTAACCAAATAGCATTTCCTCCCTTTGCCATAATTTTGGGTTGACCAAATGGATTATCCGGTAACTCCACCCAAGGTTGATTCACGATAATTAAAGTGTTTTCATATTTTGAATCTGACCTTCTACTACCCGATATTCTCTGATTTATACCCATCCCAATTTTATCAGATAACGCTCCGGCGGTGTGTTGCTTCCCACCTTTTCCGTCAAAAGTCATTTTGCAAGGAACACTACCCACACTATCCCACATTATACATAAACTGTAATCTAACTCTCCTTTTTCTTGAGCGTCAAGTAACGAATTAATATAATCAGTGATTTGTTCAATATATTCAAAATTATTGTTAAATATAAAGAATCCATCCCAATCTAATTCTCCGGTTTCTTCATCAACAACTTCTTCACATTCAAACCCCATTAATTTGGCGTGCTCGAACGACCATTTCTGTTCAGTAATAATAAAGACCGGTAAAATACCTTTTTTTTGAGCACTAACAGCGGTTTTAACTAACGCGGTTGTTTTTCCTGTATCAGAATGACCCAAGAACATATTTAAGTGCCCTATAGCCGGACCAGGTAATCCCACAGCGTCCAAGAAGTCAGGACCTAAATCAAAAAAATTTTGTGGTTTGTATTTTGCAGATGTTGAGAATTTGTCCTTAATGGACTTAAAATCGTGTTTTTTTATCGCCATATGTCTATTTTAATTTAATTTTTTAGTTTGTTTAGACAAGTTGAGCACCAAGTAATCTCAGTGCTCAAGTTATATGTCCAAGTTTTGTTTGATTAGAACGGCATATCATCATCCCCTTCAGCGTCCGCTTGTGGGTCTTCATAACCTGAAGATTTAGAACCACCAAATGAAGTCTCATCTTCAGATGAATCACCATAATCGTAACCACCTTTATCAGAGTTCCATTTTGGAGTTTCACCTCTTGCAATCGCCTCTAAGTATTCAACCGGTTTTTTAGAATAAACATCTTCCCAAGTTAACTCATCGTTAATCCAAGAGTTAGCAAGTTCTTTGTCCGAATGAACAGGTTCAGCATCATCATACATAACAGTTTGAATTACGGTGTAGTAAGCACCTTTTGGAGTTTTTGCCTTAGTTAATTCTAAAATAAGGTCTCTACCTTTTTCAGGGTCAGCAATATCTCCTTTGTTTCTGTAGATAGGGATAATTTTATCATAGATTCCCTCATTTTTGTAGTTAGATTTGAATCTCCAAAATTTAACACCATCTTCTTCATTATCTCTGTCGATAACTTTAACAATGTAGAATTTACGTGACAAGTAATTTGATGCCAATTTTTTATCAGCTTCTTTACCTGTTGAACGTAATTCTTCGTAAACCTCTGTTAAAGGTGAACGTTCGTTGTCATTTTTTCCCGGGTCATAGAATTTTTGGAATTTTCCATCAACTTGAATCTCGTGGTACCAAACTTCTTTAAATGGTGAAGAACCATCTTTTGTTGGTAAGATTCTTAATCTTTTTTGTCCTTGGGTCTCCTTATCGGTAAGGATTGCCGCGAAGTATTTTTTCATTCTTTCTTCTTGTGTAAATTTTGAGGTAGAAGAAGTACTACCTTGTTTAGCTTTCTCGTATTGAGCTAAAACTGCGTCTAATGAATTTGTCGCCATAGTGTTTAAAATATTTAAAGGTTTATAAAAGTATAAGTGTCAGCCGTGTGTTTGTCAAATTGTTTGTGAAAATAAAACGGACTTTTTTAGTCCGTCTTATTTATCTTAATTGTTGGAATGATGTTGGTTTTCCTTCATCTCCAAAATTTCTAAATGTTTTTTTAATTTCAACCGGTGAATAATCTTCAACATCATCTTGAGTTAAAATATATTCATTTTTTCCGGATTTTTCCATATCCTCTTCTTTATCATCAAAGAATTGACTTAATTTTTGGTTGAATGGTCCCGAATCTAAACTTCTAAGTTCTAATTTTTCTTGAGGAGTTTTTTCTCTATATTTTTCAACCTTCATTTCTAAGTCATTTAATTTAGACATAATACCATCCATCTCACCTAATTTACTTTCTAAATTATCTAAATGTTGGAATAAGTTTTCAAAATACTCTTCTTGTTTTTGTTCAACTTTTTTCTGAGATTTTACTAAATCGGTAATATCCATTTCTTCAGTTTTACCTTCAGAATCTCCTTCACCAACTTTTTCTACATCAGGGTCATTTTCTAAATCAACCGGTTGTGGTCCTGCGGGAGCTGCAGGAGCTGCAGGAGCAACATTCGGGTCAGCGGGTGCCGGAGCTCCACCAGGTGGTGCTACGTTAGGGTCTCCCTCACCCGGAGGTGGTGGTAAAGTAGCATCCTGTTCAACAATATAATTATTGATTGAATTATATCTAGCAATTTCCTCTAAAATTCTATTATCAATTTTTTTCATATTATCCGTTTAATAATTGTTTTACACCGGTTGTTGTTTCAACCTGTATTTTTCTATTTTGACTCATTGTATTGTCAACTCTTTCAATTAGACCGTCTTTCATTCTAATTGTATAACAATCTCCTGAATCTAAATCGCAAACTTGCTTTGAGCCGTTACCCATATCTTTTTCCGTAGTACGAGTTTTTTTACCTAAGTAATTTTCTAATAATGATTTTGTGTCCATAATCTTTTTTATATATAAATATCTGTTTATTTGTAAATGTTATTTTATCTCAAAACTAATAACGTAGTCATTCCAAATTGCTTGTTGTCTTGAACTTTCTCCAACATTAGTTACCGGTAAATCGAGATTTGCATAAATCCATATACGGTATGTATATTTACCAACTAAATCTTTTTGAGCCGTCGTTGCACCACAACCCTCATCATCCAAAATATTTTGTCTAGTTATTGTAAACGTTTCTTTATTTGTTGAAAAATACTCATCTAACCTTCTTCCTGACCCCTCGGAACTACCACATTCAGATGTTACTTTGTAATATTTATATTCAGCAACAAACATTTTCCATACACCAACATTTGGTTTTATGGTTACCGTCAACTTATTAAATGAGCCGCCCACTTCTTCAACAACAAAATCGAATGGGTCTGGAGCCGGAACGTCCGCCGGTGGTGGTGTATTGGTGTAATTACCTGATATTGGATTAAATTTTTGAATAGATTCTTGCACACGACTTTCAATTGTTTGAATATCTGTAGAACTCATTGATGTATAAACAGAATCCGGACTTATATCTGAGTCAGCATTTAATATAATGAATTTAGTAATATCTGTTGCCGATATAGTAGCAATGTTAGCAACTCTTTTTTCATATCTAGAAATTAAAAAATCAACATTTTGATTTAAACTATCAAACACAACATATGGTTTATTTGAATCACTACAATAATATTTTTTAGTGGTAAAAAAAGGTTCAACACATGGTCCCCAATCTTGTAATAAATCCACAGCACTATAATTATTGGATTGAGATTGTAACATACCACTTTGAGATGACCTTATATACATTGTAGCAAAAACAACATATCTTAATTTTTCCGGTTTATCCTTAGTTTTTGACAATATTAAATCAACAACTTCTTTATATGTTGCACTAGAACTTACTTTATCATCAGTCACCGTAAATTTATTATATTTTTCTTTGGGTGTACAATTTTGACTATTACTTTGTTTTGTACCATCTTGTTTTGTATTTTCATCAACTTTATCACTAGTTTGTTTTTTAATATTAGTATTAGTAGTAGTTGCGGTCGTAGATTTAATTGCCTTTTCTTTTTCTTGCCTATCTTTTTTATTTTTGTCTATAATTGATTGTAATAATGTTGTTTTTAAAGATTGAATATAATTGTCCACCTTAGGTAATGATGCTGTTGGTTGTCTAATACCCTCAAACGTTGTTTCAAAGTTACCCGGAGATATTGAATGATTAACTGTTTGAATCATATATGGACCACTAAACATAGGAACATATCTTAAATTAAAATACATTGTAGGTTGTATCATAGCGTTACCCATCATAGTTACCTGACAAGAATAACTTCTATTTTTATATAAATTATATAATGAATTGTTTTGGGTAGCACCTCCTCTATTGTTTGATTGATTAGCCATTTGATTTAAAACTTCTAATGACTCAGCAGTCGCCTTTCCAGGGTTTTGTGATACATTAAATCCTTTAAATATTGATTGATTTTGAGGCCCAATATCCACATTAAACCCAACAACTTTGTTTGACTTATCCCAATCGTTTTTACCTATTTGGTTTTCCACTAATGGATTATCAACACGTCTTAAATCAAACGCATCACTTCTATAACGATAATCAACATTCTCTTTTAAATCTAATTGTTCACTTGGTTTACCAGCATAAAAACAAACCATTTTTGCCGATGAGTTTCTATAATCAACATTCATAAATGTACCAAATAACGAGTTTGCAAACTCTAAAGTTCCCTCCGGTTTTGGTTTTGGATTTTTAACCGCATCTTGAACATTATAAAAATTAACATATGATGGTATATTCATCACAACAAAATTATTTTCAACTAATATTGTTTGGATGTACACTAACATAGTTGTTTTAACATTAATGTCTGTTAAGTTATTTTTTAATTTTTGTACATCAACAAGAATCAAATTACCAACATCTCGACTTGCTCTGTCCAATAATAAAACATCTTCAAATAATGTTTTTTCTTTAAAATCGGTTCCCGAAATCCATTTATCATTTGTTGCCTTAAATGATTCCCATAATTCAAGTTTACTTTGTTTACTCTCTAAAACAGTTTCAGGTTTTTCTTGAGAAGTAAAATTAACATTCGGTAACGCTTTCTGTATTTTAAGAATAGTACTATTAATAATTCTATCATTAAACGAATCTAAATTATCTAAATAACCATCCATTAATTTAACAAACTTATCGTAATTCAAAGTATTATCTTTTAATTTTTGAGTGGCGTAGATTTTAATTATTGGTGCCAATTTTTCAATATTATAAACATCAAACGCAATATTACAATCAATAAAGAAATCTGTAATATATGAACCCCCATCTTTATAGGTTAATTGAGGTATCTCAGAAAACCCAACATAAGTATCCAAAGCCTTCCACTCTAACGGATATGTTGTAATTGAATTATTTAAGGTTGTTCCTGTAGGTAATGAATTTGGTGTAACATAATTATAATAATCCCAAGTAACCGGTGTGGCTATATAATGTTTACTACCACTAACTGAATACTTACTTGTAAAAGTATAAAACAATTGTTTATTAAATGATGATGGATTACCTATTTTAAAATAACTGTCATAATTTAAAAATTCAGAAATTATATTTGAAACATTTGTTAATTGTTTTGATTGAACTTCTTCAACCGATAAATCATTATTAAAATTAGTATTAGGAATTTTCATCATAATCCTCATCAATGATTGAAAATTTTTAAATGATTTTTCAGTATCTGTTTCTGTAGAGTTAGGGTCAACTTCATAATTATAGGTCGATATTGAGAAGTTTAAAAATTCATTTTCAAATTGGTCTAATGCGTCTCTATCAAACACCGAAAATATTTCACTCATTTTTGTGTAATCAGTTGACTTCCCATTTATTGAGAAATTTTCTTGCGCAGATTGACCGGAAAATATTTCTTTTAAATAATGAATTGGCTCAGGTTTACTAACTTTAGCATTATCAAAATAACCATAATTAGGTGCTGTCCAAAATAATCTAACAGACCCATTATACATAGAAGTATTTCCAGACACATCTTCAATCATTTGGCCTAGAATGTTAAAACACTCACTTTGTGTTTGGTTAACCAAACTTCCATTAGATGGAAACACAAATTTATATTGACCATAATCCCCATTAACCGATACCGACCAGGGTATTACTCGATTATTTATATTATATCCTGTCGGAATTCCTTGTACGTTATTGATAACCGCCTCCGGAACATACGTCATAACAAGACCATCAGTAAACGCTTTTTGAATACCACTATTGGTGTACCCTGTAAAAATATTATATCCTTGATAAAAAACATTAAAATCGTTAATTAATTTAGGATAAAATCCTGTGTTAATTGTTGTATTATAACTTATCCCACCAACCGTTGTTGCGGTCAAATATTGTTCCAACACAATTGTTGTAGTACCTGTTTGTCCCGGAAGTATGATTGAATACGTCTTTGTTTTACTATTAGTTACCGGGTCAAAATTATTAACATAATCAAAATTATTCCAACAATTAGTTAAGATATCAACATTAGTATTAACATATTTTTTATAACGATGCCAAATTGAACCTATTTTTAAAACCCAAGCATACGGAACCTTATGGACCGCAGCGAATTTTTTCATAGACGCAAATATGTAATCCAAACTTTCATCAGAATAGTTTGTTTCATTACCTGTATAATTTTTATATTTCTCTCTTAATGTTGATAGAGGTAAACTATTAATGAATAAATAAGCAGCACTAAGATATGGATTAGTATCACCATTTTTATCACTCTCAACCCCTTCCTGAATTGCGTTTATAAAATACGGAGTATTAAAAATTGATGTTGTTTGATAGTTACTAACTATTCCACTATAATTTAAATATTTAACATCACCTTCAGTTGGTAATTGATTTTCATATGTTCTAGTTGCATAAAAGTTTCTAAAATCATTATTAATTATCTCAGGTGTTTTTATGTTTTTATAAACAAAATTAGTTATTGGTTTTTTAGTGTCCTCAGATTGATTATCATTAAAATTTGAAACAATTTTTTTAGTTGGATTATATAATAATGTTTTAGTCGTATTAAACGCCAATTTTTCATCAGTAGCAATCCCATTAGCTAAACTACTTTTAACCCAATTATTATCGGTAAAAGGATAAGTGTCAGTAAAATCATATTTATTTGAAGTTGTTGATGTTGCAATATAATTAACAATATCTTTTTCATTATTTAATGAAACTAAAGGTTGTGAAAGTGAACTATCTATTTCACTATTAGGTATAAATGCAAATGAAGCATTCTCAACCGTATTTTTAATATAACCCGTATTAAAAATTCCTCGTATATAATTTTGCCAACTAGCTCCATTTCCTTCATTTGAAATATGTTTTAAAACCGCTTGGAAATTATTAAGATTATACTCCTTTAATGTCTTAATCAATTCAACATCACTATTATCTGATACACTATCTTGTATATTAATAGACTCTCCCTCACTAATGACGTTTGAAACTTTATCCGCCTCCGATGTAAAATTAGTTGTTCTATCTAATTTTGAATAATGAGATGTTAATAAGGTTCTCTCATACATCTCATAAAGATATTTACTCACAACTTTATTTTCATAAATCTCATTGTTTACAGGGAATTCAATTGCCCCTAATGAAACTCTTCTTGGTTCTGTAGCAGAATTTGAAGATTTTGTTGGTGGAGGTGGAGGTGGTGTTTTTTGAGTCATACCATTAATAAATTCCTCAACAAACTGAATTTCAGGCCATACATCATATAAAAAACCTTTTGTTTCTCCAATAATATCACTATCACCCGGATATCTTAATTCATATTTTTCTTGACCATTTTCACCCGGTGTTTGTTTAATTACTTGAGGCCAAGGATATACTGGTTGATTTTTATCATCACCTGAAGTTTTATTATCAGCACTCGCATTTGCAATTTCTTGATTAAAAATTACACCCTTTCTAATTTTACTATCCCTCTGTTCCCAAGCTTTAGTATGAACTTCATCCAATAAACGTAAAAACGCCTCACCATTTGCAAAAATAACCGCTAATACGTTTCTAATTGTTGGAACAAACCCAATCCCGTTATCTTTATTTTCCAATAATGACGCAAGAGCTTTAGTTAACGCATCTTCAATTTCATTTCTCTTTGTTTTTAAGTCTTTATTCATTTTATCAGTTAAATCGATAAATGAATTAGTACCTTCAAAAACAAAGTATTGTGATATCGACTGAATTGCCCCGTTTTTAAGAGTTATATCAAGACTCTGAAAACGATTATTATTTTGTAATTCCGCTTGGAATTTTGTTAAATCTTCAGGTGTGGGTTGACTATTTTTTCTTTGTAATTTATATGTTTCCGTTAAATCAATATCATCAGAGGTTATCTTTATTGGAAACACTTTTTCATAAGTAATACCATTAGGTATTGAACATTTTGTAACTTTACCATCAATAGTATAACTACCTTTACCATCAACATTACCACAAGTAACATTTTCATTAAGTAGTTTATTATATTTGTCAAGTATACCTTTTAATTTTGAAATTGCATCATTTTTTTTCTGACCATCTAAATTTTTCTTAAATGTGTATATTTTTTGCCCTGTTTTCTTTTTAATATAACAATTTTCATTATCCATAAACTCGTTAAACCAAGAAGTTTTAAGGGTATAAAATACTTCTTTTTGATAATCAAATAATTGATTACCATAAGTTTCTAAATTGGTTAATGGGTCTAAATTTTGTTTGACAAATGAATCAAGAATATTTTTTATAAAATTATCTAATCTATCTTTCATTTGCATTAATGTAATCTCAGGAAAATCAGTAGGTATTAAACCTTTTGATTTATACTCACTATACATTTCTCTAATTTTTTGGTAACCTCTTTCAACAACAACATTATTAGTTCTTGTTGTTGTACTTGGACCACCACTAGTTTGACTAATATTAAATCGTGATTGATACATATGTGGGGTAGCTAAAAGAGCCCCCATCGTTATATCACTTAGTACCGTATACTTGTATGTATAAAATTTTAAATCAACAGTAAAGTTAGATGTTTCCGCATTATATGTTGTTGTAAAATTTTGTAACATTAACCCTAATCTAACCGCTTTACCAAAATAACCTTTAATTGTTAAATAAAATAATGGATATGGTAAATTAAAAAAGGCTGCGTATGGTGAATTATCACCGGCTTCAAATAATGCACGACCTTTAACATCAACTAATCTGACATCAATTGTTGGTAAAAAATCTAACCCTTGTCTAATATTAATTGAGGTTATACCTAATAATCCATTATCCGTTGCACCGGGTTTACCACCTGAACTAATTGTTTGTTTCAGATAAAAATCATCACTATTATTTGGATTAACAACACTATTGAATTTAGGTTGATTAACACCATCACCTTTTATGGCACCTTTACCGGTTAACTCGTCAGTATATGAATTATCTAAATAAGCCTTATCTCCCGGTTTTAAAAAATTAATTTTAGCAATAGATATAGTTCTAATTGAGTCATTATTTCCCGTACCAATTGCCAATTTTGTTCTTGGTAATACACTACACTCAAGATTTGCATACATTACCAAGTCTTCTTGATTAACATACCTTTCCTTTACTTTATTATCACTATCAATAACTTTGTTTGGGTCAATAATTGTAATGTTGTTGTAGTCGAATTCGACTAATATATTTTCGGTTTTATCTACCATAATAATAGAAATGATTGTCTAATTGTGATTTATATTCTTGTAATGATGATACTAAAGGAAACGGTATTGTCAATATAGCAGCATCCGGTATATTCCATTCCACACCACCAAAGATTGGATTAGCCGCAAGAATCAACCACCCAAACGTTGGGGTCCCATAGTATTGTTGAGATATTTTATCCATTCTAGATTGACCAACTTTGTAAATATATCTCTTATCAGACGATTTACTTGAAATTGAAATATATGGGACAACACTTTGCTCCCCATTCATTAAAAATTCATTATATCTATTGTAGTTTTGTCTATTATTCATTTTTAATTAAATTGAGTTTTATCAGTCCAAATTGTTTTATCACCACCATTATTACCTTGATATAATAACAATAAGTTTTTAGTCTGTTCCTCATTTGAGGATGAAGGTTCTGTAGTATAAGTAAACTTACGAACCTTTCCTTTATTATAAATGTTTTCTTTAGTCCAAGTAATATATTCGTTAGATTTTTTAAGAAGTTTGATATTTTTTTCTTCAGATTCTAATTCTTCTAAAACTTTATCTCTAAATTCACCAACTATCTTATTAAATTGTTTTGATAAACCATTATATGTATTATCTAATTCATTGGTAATAATTTCGGATTTAAATGTATTGAAGTTACTTCTATTATTAAACACCTGTGCCATTACCATAAAAAATCTTTTATCTGATGGACTTTGGAAAACCGCTGACGTAAATCCTCCTGGACCGGAATAATCATCACTAATAATGTTATAATCAGTACTACTTAAAACTCTATCATAATCATTCATTCTACCAGCAACTAAATCATAGTCAAATACTAATTCTTGGAATGTATCACTTTGTATTTGTGCACCGGAAGTGTTGACTTCTTCTGTTGCGGTTAATGTATAAATTTTAGGTTTATTATCAATAATAACACCATCAGATAATGTGGTAACATAATTAATTTTTCTAAAAACTTGAACCATATCCTGTTCTTGTTGGACTATGTTATTGCTAATTTCCTCAATACCATTACTAAAGTCAGCCTTTAATGTATTAATGTAATTTGTTAAATTTGTTGTAACACTTCTAACCGCCGTTGTATCGGTAAACACATCATTCAACCCAACAATTATAAAATTAGTCCCACTTGATATATCATCAAGTAATGTAGTAAATAAATCATCAACTTTATCTTGATAAACAGATTTACCATATATCGTAACTAAGTCACTTGATGTTCCCAAATTGAATTCCCCATCGAGATATTGTCTTTCTTTAGACATTAATTCCCAAATACCACCATTATATGATTTAATTGTACTTTCACATTGGTTAACTATATTAACAAGATATCCTTGACTTACATCTAATAAATTGTCCATAATTTTTGTATAGGTAATATCACCTGTTTGACCACTAGCACCATTAACGGTTGTTTGAATTTGTCCAATAGTTTCACCCGCAGTGTTTGTTTGTTGATTGTCAACCTGTGTAACTGTTGGTTGTTCATCAATTAATGATTGGAAATATTGTTTATCTAATTTTTTCCAACTATCGTCAGTCCACACAGCTCTTTCATCATAAATTTCCGTATTACCATAGTAGTTAAATGATAACGCATTTTGTAATTGTTCCACCGGTTTTTCAAGTCCCATACCACCAATAATATCAAAATTAAGAGACACATTAGCAATCATAGGTTGAATACCAATACCTTCAGGGTTCATATCAAAAACTAATGGGTCGTAACTAAATGAAACCGCTTTAGGTATTATTTTACAATTGTAAAAATCACCAATTCTTAAAACTAATACCGGAGGTGCCCCAAATGATGTATTTAACGCATCATTTTGAACAATTTGTCCCTTGTCTCCAATAACCGGTATTGTCTCTCCAGGTCTAACACATTGATTAAGGAATGTTAAACGAGCGTTTAAACCTTCAGGCGTCATAGAGTGAAAAGCAGGATTAAAATATTTAATTTTTTCCTGAATTGAATCATATAACATTGGAACTTCTTTTTTAATAACATCAAAATAATCACATTCAGAAAGTAATTTTCTTAAAATTAATTTACTAATACCTTCTTTTATTGTCTTTTCTGTTCTATATGTTGGTTTTGGTTTGATTGGTTCTTTTTGTTCAGAAATAGTTTGTATTGGTTTATCTTCTATGATAGGTTCAACAGGTTTATCTGAAGGTACATCTGTGACTTTAATTTTGCTAAAAACAACACGTCTACAAGCCATTGCTGCAACAGAATAAACTTGAGCCAATTTATTTGACGCTGTCGTATTTGTCGAAGATTTAATGTCTTGATGACAATCAACGGATGAACCAAAAAGCCCATTCGCACTTTTTGGAAATGAAATTGTTTCAATTTCACCATTAGTCGTATTACCTTCAAAAGTTAATGTTTTTGTTTCATCAATAAATGGTTTTAATTTAGTTGTTTTTAAATATTCAATTACTGAATTTTTTCTTCTAACTGATAATGTAACATTATAATCATCCTGTGCCGGAGCTGAAGCTGAACTTGCTAATGAAATTTTAATAGTACCTTTTTTTTCGCTTAAAATTTTAAAAGCATCCTCAACAAAACCATCATTTATTTTATTAAAATTATCTATAACTACATTAGTAAAAAATGGTTTAACATTAAGATTTGGAGAATTAGCAATAAATAATTTACTTGATTTATCAACATATGTATCTTGATTACTACTACTAGTGTAACTATCGTAATCTGATTTATACGTAGAACTTGGAATTTGTGCAGTTTTGTTACGTGGTCCCGGAACGTCATTGTCAAAATAAAACCCTAAATTCAAATAACCATCCAATAAACTAGCAACTGATGTGTCAGTATTTTGCTTTTGAGTAGAATTACCCGCAGTAGTTTCAGTTCCAACTGTTGGTGTTCCTTGTACACTACTAATAACTTCTTTAGCCGTATTACTATCTAAATTAGGGTTATTTAATATTTGTTGATAAGTATATAAATCTTTGGTTGGAACCATATTAAACTTTTTAGCCAATTCATAAATGTCATATTTAACACATCCCGCAAAAAACGAATCAATAATAGAATTTATTCTTTCTTTGTTTTGACCTTTTAATTGTTTTTCAACAAGAACATTCATAACTGAAGGGTGGTCAACAATTATTTTCCAACTTAATGTTCCAACTCTTCTTGTATCTTTATATGTGTAAATTGGTTCCGGTCTACCTAAAAATGATGTTTCAGTCCAGTTAGCATTACTATTATCATTAAATTTAATATCATATGGTGGGAACCACATAACTCTACCCCCATTTGGTCCTTTTTCACAAACAGGAAGTTCGTCGTAAGTATATCCTTGTTTACTTGATGTTCTCCAAGCTAAATTTTCAATTGAGAACATATATTTTTTAGCATATCCCCCAATACCATTTGGTCCGTCAGCAATAATATTTGTTGAACCCGGATTTCTTGTTGGTGATATATTTAAATTGAAGGTATTGTCAAATACCGAACCAGCAAATTGTCGACCACTTGTTGTAATACCGTCAACTTTTTGTAAATCATTATAAGTGTAATATGGTGTGTCTTTAGTAAAAACTCTACAGTATTCAATACCGGCCTCTCCTCCGGTTGTTTGGTCTGTATAAGACACAACTTGAGAACCTTTGGTCATTTCTTTATAACCATCGTGGAATACTTTACTAACTTGGTTAATTGCGTTACCAACGTGTTTTAATCTACTAATTCCTTGTACATTATCCGCAGAATTAACTAATCTTTGTGTCTCATCTAATATAGATGTCGATTTGAATGTAAAATTCGTTGATTCGTCTCTTGTGTAATTACTACTAATTAAATTATATTCCGGGTCCGCAGAACCTGAACCACCTCCGGGTGTTGCTTTGAACCCCGCATTTGGTTTATATTTTGGTGATGTCCAAACAAATTGACCATCAAGACCTCCACCATCACTTAATGATTTTGCCGCAAGACCAAAGTTAAGAGTATCTTGATTACCCTCAAATAGAATACCCATTTCAGAAGGACCATATACCGGTGATTGTTCTTGTTGACCAAAAGCGTTAACAGGAACTTGATTAGGTGGTGATGTTATCGTAGATGGTTCCGCATTTCTACTACCAACATAATAACCACCCACTAAAGTACCATTAGCTGGGTCAATTAAATTAACAATTGCTTGTCCAACACCTAATATTCCACCAAAATCTTTTCTGTAACTTGGTTGATATCTATTGTATTCTAAATTTCTAAATAAAACAGACCTTTGACCATTTCCTGTATTTGCTAAAAATATTTCAGATGGGTTTCTACTACTATTTAATATTGGTCCTAAAAAACCACCAGTAAGTTGATTAACAACATTTAAAGCGTTTGATGTTTGTTGTGTTTGACCATTTCTTGTGTTATCACTAAAATAGTTCCCCGGAATTGGTGATACCGGCCAATACGCACCACCTAATCTTGTTATTAAATCGGCAGCAGCTGTAATAGGGTCTTCAGGGGATGTAATCTTCCAATTTCTATAAACTAAAGGTTCTTGTCCGGCTATAATTAAACTAGCTTCAAATGGGTCTGATAATGACTCCAAATTAACTTGACCAACAGTATTGATAAAAATTTGTCTAGCAATTCTTTCTTGAAAAAGTTCATTTAATTTTTGACCTCCCAATCTCGCAAGAAAGGAATCCTGAGATAATAATCCATTAGTACCAACAGGGTCAGATGATAATAAAATTGCATATGGTGAATATAATGAAGCAATAAAATTTGTTCCGTAAGGTTGATGTATTGGTTGACCTAATATTTGTGTTGTCACACCATACATATCATTGAACCCACCAACAGGGCCGTAGTAATTATCAAGATAAGCAGCATCAATAAAAAATTCATTAACTAAATCTAATACAGTATCGTTAGGACTATACTCACCCTGATTTGAATTTACAGGAAGTGGAGCTCCGTTATAATTAATATCTAAATTATAACCACCGTTAGGTCCGTATTCATTAAGAGGATAAAGTTGATTAGAAAAAATACCATTAGTAATTAATTCATTTGGAGAATCTATAACATTTGAAACATTTAAAACTGTTTCGTATGTTAAATTACTAACAGGTGGTGAATACACACCGGCAATGTTATATGGGGCTAAATTTCTAGCCATTAAAACATCTCTAAACGAAGACGATGATGCAAACGATAATGTACTATTTGACATATTTTTTTCTTTTATAATAAATAGGTTAACAACCTATTTTAAACGTGGTTATTGTTTAACAGGATTCATTTTACCCATACCTTCTGTAACAGCAACAGTTAACTTTTCCATAAACGCAGGGTTTGTTAAAACACTTTCCATTTGTTTTGTATCAATATTTGGTGAAGTTGAATCCACTTTGACATTTAAATTAACATCCATAGTTGAATTTGAACCTTGAGTTCCTGTTGAACCACCTGCACTACTTGTCGTATTATTAGTTGTTGGTATCTGAGTATTTGCCGGTGCACCACCCATAGCAACTTTACCCGCATTAATTAATGCAGATACTAATGGTATATCAGCACTTAACTTATTAGCTTGTTCTGTTACATTTGAAAAAGAATCTTTTAATTCTGTTTTAACAAATCCTGCAAAATCAAGAAAAGCGTCTGCTAATTTTCCGGCACCTGTCCCTGAATTACCATATTGTTGAAGTGCGCCCATTACAGTGTCTGAAAATTTATCAATTTCTTTAGCAATATTTTTTGAAGATAATCCTTCACTTGGAATATTACCTAACGCTTCACCCGTTTTTCTAGCGGTAGTCAATATTTGTCCACCGGTTTTACTACCGGCCAACCCTAAACCTGTTCTATCACCTAAACTATTAATTGCCGCAG